AAGTTGCGGTATTGGCCTCAGCCAATGCTTAATGATAGTGTCGTGCAAACGATGATTTTGGAGTATGAATATGATAATAGAAGAACTAAAAGAGTTTGAGTCTGAGCAAAAGGGCGACACCCTGGTGTTCTCAGATATACCTAACCCTGTTTACCATGCGGGTGTTGGTATTAGTAGCAGTAAGATTAGAGCCTTTGGCAAATCGCAACTGCATGCGGTGGAGAGAGTCCAAGAGACAACTCCTGCAATGAACTTTGGTACAGCTGCTCACGCTTTGCTGGTAGAAGGTGAGGAAGCTTTTAACCAAACAGTAGCAGTTGTAATGGGATCTCCCTATACCAATGCCAACAAAGAACTGAAAAAAGAGTATGAGGAGCGCGGCCTAACAGTTATTAAAGAAGCTGAAATGACAGCAATTAAAGGTATGAAAGAGCATATGATTGAAGAGGGCAACATCTACCTTAACGCTGAAGGCAAAGTAGCAGAGGCTAGTTTCTATTGGTATGAAGGCGAGGTTCTTTGTAAATGCCGACCAGATGTTATCTGTCCGCCAGTCCAAAGCCCATACCCAGACAACGCCATATGTGTAGTGGACTACAAGACCACCCAATCATGTGATCCAGTAGAGTTTGCTTATTCAGTTAAAAAATATGGCTATGATATGCAGGCTGCTTGGTATCGCAGAGGTATGGAGAAAGCTGGCTTTAAATTAGATGAGTTTGTCTTTGTAGCGCAAGAGAAGGTCTACCCATACGCATCTAAAGTATTTATCATCTCAGAAGAACAAATGAATCTTGGCTGGGAAAAGATGGAAGGCTTTTTGGAGCTGTACAAAAATCACTCAGAAGGTGGCCATCTATCTGTTTATAACTCGCCTAATATCGTTACACTAACCTTGTGAATCCATACAAAATAAACGGCCCAGCATTAATTAGTTTTAGTGGTGGCAGAACTTCTGCTTATATGTTGTATCACATAATTCAAGCACACAATGGAAAGCTGCCAAAAGATTTATATGTGATCTTTGCCAATACAGGTAAAGAATGTCCAGAAACATTAGATTTTGTTAAAGATTGTCAAGAAAAATGGGGTGTAAGCATTATTTGGTTAGAGTTTGATTGGATCGGTGGTGATAAACAGATCACAAAAATAGTTAATTATGAAACAGCAAGCAGAAATGGTGAACCATTTACAAAAATGATTAAGTATTTCAAAACAAGAACCGAACTAAATACACCAGGCAAATATGACAAAGATTCAGCATTATTGCCAAATCCTGTTGCTAGATTTTGTACTGATAAATTAAAAATTGTAAGAATTAACGATTACATGAAGCAACAAGGCATAAAGATTTACGATACTGTTCTTGGTCTTAGGTATGACGAACCAAGAAGGGTAGCTAGACAAAAAGCAAAAAATACACAAAAGAAATTTAATTTAACACCTCTTTACGAAGCCAAGGCAACAAAAGAAGATGTTAATAACTTTTGGAGAAAACAAAATTTTGATCTTAATTTACCAATTATAGACAACGAAACCCCTCATGGTAATTGCGATTTATGTTTTTTAAAAAGCAGAAAAAAAATTAACCAAATTATTAAAGAGGATAAGTCAAAAGCAAAGTGGTGGGCGGAAACTGAAGAAAAATTTAATAATAGATTTAGAACTGACAGACCAAGTTATAGAGAATTAATTACTTTGGTTGATGTGCAACAAGAGTTTCCATTTGATGACGATAACATGGATTGTTTTTGCCATGATTGATTATAAATTCAAGGAAGATATTACTCTTGCTGAGCTAAAAGATTATATAGACAGCACCTACGATCAGCACTATGCCAAGGGCAAGTACCAGGCAACAGATATGATTGTAGATGCTGGTTTTGGCGAAGGGTTTTGTATTGGTAATATAATGAAATACGCCATGCGCTATGGCAAAAAAGACGATAAGAAAAAAGAGCTTCTTAAAATCATTCACTATGCAATGATTGCTTTGTACGTCAACGATCAATAAAAATTATGCTAGGATGATAGGTATGTTATTTCCTAGCATTCCTCAATATCTGTGCGTCTATGAGATAGACAGCAACCTGCATATGGTTGTTTTACAGGCCAGAAACTCTGATACCGCAGAGCTATTTGCTTTGCTTCGTTCTATGGAAGAAAGTTCCGATTATACGTTTGGAAAAATTTTAGACGTTAGTGAAATAGATCCTGCTCACCATATTAGTCTAACCATTCATTAAAAGGTAGAGCGCTTTTCGACAATGCCTGCGCTCTCAAGACACTTTACAGGACCAGACACTAAGGGATAACTCTTATTAAGGCCCCTGTCTAAAAAAGTGCTAGGTAGGTACATACTATCTAAATGGGGGGAGATAATACCTTTAAGGCTTCCTAGCAAAGCCTAACAATTACAAGCTTGGTTTAGCTGGAGCTTTGGCTTCAGAAGTTCCTTCTGTTACCCAAGCTGGGGTGTCGTCTGCTTGTTTAGGCGACATCTTTTCCAACGGCTTGAAACCCTTGATATTGTTTTTATCGTCGGGATAGTCAGGATTTTTACTTTTCTCAATGCCAAAAGTACAAATCACTTTGTTACCAACCAGCTCGCCACCATTAGCGGGTGGGTTGTCTTTTCTGCCTAACGCTTTGACCAAGCCAGAGAATTTCCTAGAGGCTATCTCTCTAACCATTTCTTGCTTTTCAGCGTCGCTATTTTTGTACCAAAGGTTTAGATTGTCTCTAGCAATCCAGCCTTTGTATTTTTCACCACATACTTTGACCTCTAACGCAAGATAGTCGTTGCCATTGCTAGAAGTAGTCTTCTCGCATTTGCTTATCTCTGTTAAATAGTCCCCTTCTGGAATAGTAGATTCACCACTACCACCAGATTCAAAATCAAACTTGACGTCTGCAAAATCGCTCATTATTTTTCTCCTTTTGAAAATCCAAGTTTATTAATAATATATGTCAAGTTAGGTTCTTCAAAAGAATCTAGCTTGCCACTCCTATCCTTAGCGATGTAATTATCCCCAAGAACTGTTTGCAACCAACGATTGGTTACTTTTTTCCCTTCATCATTTTCTTCGGTGAAAGTCCTAAGACACAACACTTCATCAAAGAAGTAAGGAATTTGGGTAGGTAGTTTAGCGCCAACCATCATTGGTTGATAATGAAACATACCTGTTGCTTCGTCTCGAAGCTTGTCCTCTTTAGCAACAAAAATAACGTGCATTTTAAGATCTCTAAACCTACGCATCGTTCTAGTCATTACATTAATAACTTCTCCGTAGGCTTGTCGAGGATCTTTAGACCTTGCTTTTTCTTGCGCTAATAAAAGTTCAGACATCTCGGTAACACTATCTAAACAGACAGTATCGTAATCAAGATCTCCGCTTTCAAGCATTTCAGCAATCTGTTCTATTTCTGAAGCTTCTTTAACCTCAATAGCAGTAACATTGTTTGCATCTTTAATAGACAACAAACCAGCTTCCATACTTATGATTAAAGTTTTTCCAGGTGATGTAGCACATGCAGTCGTTTTACCAGCTCCAGATGCTCCATACATTAAAATCTTAGCGCCTTGATTTTCAACCAATTCGCTAGGACTTACAATTCTACTTAAAATATCAGACATTTAATCTTCTCCGTTTTATTTAAAAATACTATTTTAATTTATTTTAATATGAATTACAATGTGTGAACATTAATTTTTTAACGGAATGTAAAATGAGAGAAGTAGACCGAAATCAATGGAAGGTAAACTACCTATGGCGGTTAAAAAGTCTTACCGAAGAAGAGCTTAAATCATTTAAGAAAAAAAATCTAGAACCACAATATAAGGAGAGAGAAGTGCAAAGAATAACTTTGAAGAAGTACATAGAATTTATTGGTACAGAGCCAGCTGCGGAGCTGTTTGATTGTTCAGCAGCGTCAACTAAAGCGTGGAGGTATGGCCTTAGACAACCTTCTATTAAACAGGCAAAAAAAATTATTAAAGCTTCTGGCGGTAAGTTAGATTTTGAATCCATTTTTGGTCCTATTGAAGAAACTAGTGAAAGTTAAGAGTGTTCAATTTACAAGTAACAGCGCAAGACTCTGCGTTGGACTTAGCTCTGGCTTATGCAGAATATGGGATAAGTGTAGTACCTCTCCATAGGCATAATAAAGTTCCGCCCAAAGAATTAGGGGGGTGGCAAAAATTCCAAGAGCGACAGCCGACGACGGAAGAAATAGAGAAATGGTTTAAGGGGCGAGATGATCTAGTCGTCGCTTTAGTCTGTGGCAAGTTTATTGTTATAGATGCAGATACACCCGAAGCGGTAAATTGGTGTGAGGCCAACTTACCAGTAACACCTTTTAAAGTAGCAACAGGTAAGGGGGTTCATTATTATTACAACAATCCAGAAAATTTTACTACTTGGGTAGCCAAAAGAACTGAAGGCTATGATCCAGCCAAGCTTATTGATATTAGAGGTGTGGGTGGTTTGATTGTTGCTCCGCATAATATCCATGCAACAGGAGCTATATATACCCCTACAAGAATTGAAGATTGGGATTTAAATGATGTTGATGATTTACCAAACTTAACTCAAGAATTATGGGTGAAGATAACTGGGGTTGAGAAACTCAACGGCAAACCAATCTCTACACCTTTATCTATTCAAGGTGTTTCTGAGGGCGGCCGTAACGATCAAGCGGCAAGACTGGCGGGTTATTTAATAGCTAAAGGTTTAAATACAGATTTTACAGAGTTCTTTGTGCAGTCTTGGAACGAACAAAACTCTCCACCTTTATCAGCAAGTGAAATATCAACAACAGTTAATTCAGTTCAAAAAACTCATGACAGAAAAAACCAACAAGCACCTGCTTATATATCAACAACCAAAACAGTAAAAGAGCCAGCTAATCTTTATTCTCCGCCTGGTGTATTAAAAGACATTTATGAATACTCAGAAAAGATAGCGCACATATCTCAGCCAGCCATTAGTATGCAAGCAGCATTATCTTTAGGCTCGGTAGCTTTAGGAAGAATGTATAGAACCAATATGAATAACTTTTCATCTTTGTTTTTTATGTGTATTGCTAAGTCGGGACAAGGCAAGGAAAATGTCAAGACAGTTGTTGAAACTATTTTAGATCATGCAGAGCATAGCGATTTAATGGCGGGAGACGGCTATACATCAAGCGGAGCTATCTACAGCTTACTTAGATATAAACCAACTCATATAACTGTTATGGATGAGTTTGGTAAAAGATTGGAAAGCATATCTAAATCTTCTAACTCAAACAAAGAAGACGCATTACAAATTCTTATGGAGACTTGGGGAAGATGTCATGGTGTTTTAAGACCAGATAACTATTCAATGATGACTCTAACCAATAAACAACAAAAAGAAGTTTTAGATAGATCAACAATTAAACCCGCAATCACTTTGGTCGGTATGAGTGTGCCTAAAAACTTTTATGGCGCTTTATCAACAGGTCGTATTGTTGACGGATTTTTAAATAGATTTATTGTTGTTGAATCTCACGTGCCAAGAACTGTCGGCAAAATGGTAGCTTTCGTTGAGCCTCCTCAATCAACATACAACTGGGTTTCACATGTAAGACAGGTTGACAACGAAATGGAACAGATATCTAGAGACAATGCTGAGTTAGATTTTAAACAAAGAATTATAAAGTTTGATGATGATTCAAATGCTTTGTTGGACAGCTTGGCATACAAATTAGTAGATCAGCAAAATGCTTTGGAGAAAGAAGGGCTTGAGGTTTTATTGTCTAGAACAAGAGAAAAAGCAATGCGTTTAGCTTTGATTGGAGCGCTTGCAGATGATAGGAAAGCCAAAACAATTAAAGGCGATATAACTCAATGGGCGATAGATTATGTCTATTACTACGATCAGTTGCTAATAGAGAATTGTAAAGACAAGGTTGCGGGATCTGAAATGGAAGGCCGTATCAAACAGATACTTAGCTTTATTAGATCGCAAGGAGATTGGGGTATAAGTAAGCGTGATATTGATCGACGTGAAATATTCAGATCAATGAAGTCATACGAAGTTAAAGAAATTATAGAGAGATTAAAAAACTCAGGGGAGATACAAGAAAAAGATTTAAGGGCAAAAGGAACTGGGCGGCCAACAAAACGTATTGTTGCGATTGATCCAGAATTTTTTAATGAAGATTGATAGACGCGCTTTAAAAGAAAGTCTTAGCGATGTAGCTGTTGGCGTTGTAATAGCTTTGCCTTTATCTTTTTTTGTTCTTAACATGTGCAATTATTTTAATGCCAGTTTGTTAACCACCTCTGTTATTCAAACAACAGTATTTACGCTTGTTGCGATTGTTCGCAAGTATTGTGTTCGTATTGTATTTAAAAAGGGAGAGATCAATGGATAAACCAAAACCAAAAATGGAAAACATTAACGACCAAAAACGCGAAGAGCGTGTTGCTGGTTTTATAGAAGGACTTTGGAATGTTAGGTGTCATAAGCTACCAGTTAGTTATGGCCTAGATTATTGGTGTGAATCAAAAGAAGTTTCTTTTTGGCTGGAAGTAAAATGCAGAACTTTTGGTATTACAAAGTATGACACTTTATTACTTTCTGCCAGTAAGTTAAGGATGGGTTCAGCTTTATCTTTAGCAACCAACCAGCCGTTTGTAATTGTTTATGCAATGACAGATAGCGTTTACAGTCATACTTGGAAAAGAGATCACATATACGATGTTAGATTTGGTACAATAGCAGAGCCTGTTTATGAAGAAGATTCAGAACCTTATATTCATTTTAACAAGGATGAGTTGGAGTGTTTATCGCCTCACCCGTTGGGTTTTGACAGAGAAGAAATGGGTTTGGTTAATAATTACAAAAAGGATAAATAATGGAAAACACCGCCCGTTACAAAGGTTGGTTTTGGGATCATGTAAATAAAAGAATGTACCGCTGGCATGAGCTAGAGTTACTAATGAAAGAAAGAGATATCAAGGAGAAGAAGAATGCCGATCAACTCAAGAACCAAGGGAGCGACGTTTGAAAGAGACGTTGCTAAAATATTAAACGAGTTTTTTGAATCTGAAGGTATTGACTACGTTTGTAAGCGTAACCTAGACCAATATCAATCTAAAGATCTTTGCGATATAAATATTCCTCATCACGCCGTAGAGTGCAAGTTTTATAAGGAAGGAGACTGGTATCAACAAGGGTGGTGGGATCAAGTCTGCAAAGCGACAGAAGGCCGTATCCCTGTTTTAATTTTTAAATACAATCGTAAGCCTATTCGGGTTTGCGTTCCGTTATATGCAATTAATCCAGAGTGGGACGAAGATAACGATAAGGTAACAGTTATGCCAATCGAAGAATGGTTGGAAGTGCTAAGAAATAACTGGGATCTTTATTTAATTAAAGGTTAGACCGTGTTTGAGAATCTTCTAGCTATGTCTTCGTTTGCTCTGTTATATCCTAAAATGCTAGGGCTCATAATCCCGCCTGCAACAGGTTGTACTTGTGGCAATTGTGCGGATGTTGTTAAATTTGGAAGTCTAGGGAGTGTGCGATTTGTGGTTTGAAGTTCTGTGCCTAATTGTTGTGATATGGCTCCTAGATTAGAGTCTTCGGTTAGTTGACTTATTTCTTCAGCTGCGACTGATCCAACATCTCTAAGACCCCCAACTACATCTCCAGTTAGTTGCATTGGAGCGTATAATCTAACAGCATCTTTAAAAGCTTGATAAACAACATTCACACTTTCAGCGTCTGATTTAGCTAATTTTCTAACAACCGATGGTTGTCTCATAACCATACCAATAACTCCTAATTTTGCTACAGTCGGTAGCATTGCTAGATTAAAAGCGTTAACAGCAATTGCTCCAGCAATTAAAGTACCAGCTCCACCTTTTTCTGGTTCTGTCATTACTCTTAAATCTCTAACTAAGGCTCTTAAACTTTGAGTGGTTTCTTTGCCAAACATTTCATTAAGGACGTTATCGCCCTTAGAGTTTAAAGCTCTCTCTAAAGCATTCGGATCAAATACCTCATCTACTCTTGTACCAGGTCCAGAAGTTAACCTCATCAAATCACGCATGCCTTCTTGTTGAATTTTTTGAAATGTATCTGGATCGTTTTCTAATATTTTTTTCATTTTAGAAATATTTTCTGCTTGGCCATTTCTAAACAAAGTTCCAACCACCTCATCTGGACTTGCGCTAGACACTCTAGTTAAAAATCTGTCTGAGTTTGCTATCGCGAGTTCATTTTCAGCGTCAGTAAATCTTTTTAAAGCTTGGGTAAATTCTTTAGAGTTTAAATCTGCTGATATTCTAGCTAATTTTTCAGCCTTAAAGTTAGTATTAATTTTTAAAAAATCATCTATTGTGCTTTTAAAATTTGGTATGTCTTTAAATATAACGTCTGCGGTACTACCAAGTTTTCCAAAATGTTTAGCAAAGAATACAGGATTTATTTCATTGGTTGTTATATCTATAGAATCTCTAACTGCGTTTTTAATAATGTTTTCCCTTAATCCTTCTAGAACAAGTTTTTTTTCAGCTTCGCTAGGCAAAGCGTTTATAACTTTATTAATTAATTCTGGTCTATTATTTTTAACAACTTGATTAAAAATTGTATCTACGTCAAAAGCACCTCTAGCCGCATCATGTGTAATTTTAGCAATAACAGGATCGTTAAATGCTTGAACTGCTGCTTTATAATCTGCGTTGTAGCCTCTAATCATTTGAGCTGCTTTGGTTACATTTTTAATTGCAGCTTTTTGCTGTCTTCTTGGACCAACTTTTATCATATCTGCAACAAAACTATTTCCGCTTGCTAAATCGTCAAATATTTTATCTATTTCATCTAAGGTTTGTTTTAAATAGTATCCTTGTTTACCAGAGAAAGCTCCTTTAGCTCTGTCAATTGTTAGCAAAGCTCCTCGCACGCTATTTAAAGCTTCTATTGATAGGCCTCCCCCATCTTTTTTAGCTTCTTTAATAACATCCTTAATAACTTTTATGGGGGATGCAGATATTTCATCTGCCAATATTTTGTCTATGGTTGGATTTTTTTTAACCAAGTTATCTACATATCTTTCTAAACTATTTAATTTAATTCCTATTTGTCCATATACTGCATCCAATCCTTTTTTTTGTAAAAAAGTATCAATATTTCTTTCTCTTCTTTGGAATGGTTTAATTACACCCTGTTCGTAGGCTTCTTTTAATTGATCTCTTATCAATCTTCCAGTTGCTGCTGAATCTGGGCTGCCCGAAAAAGCACCCTCATCAATAGCTTTAACAGAATTATTAATAACTTCTCTCAGCTCTTTATTAGCAACATCTGAGTCTCTAGAAAGATTTTTTATATAATCATCTACTTGAGCGCTTGTTAATCTTCCTGCGGTTATTCCAGCTTCAAAGTTTTCTAAAGTTAAATCTTGAGCGTTTAATTTTTCTAAAAATTTTTGCAGTCTTTGGTTGCCATATTCAATTAATTTTTCATCTCTTTCCTTTCTACCAAATACAGTTTCGGCCGCTGCTTGAACTCGACCTGGAATAGATCTACCTAAAGCTCTTTGAGATACTGCTGCAGGAGTAAATGTTTCGATAATTTTATTTTTTTGAGCTTCTTGTACATCTTTAAATGTAGGAGTTCTGCCTAAATTTTTTGCCAAGGTTACTAACTCTGAAGGATCTGCACCTTGAGCAATAGCTCTAGATATATCTACATCTATAATTGGTGCTTTTCTACCTAGAAGACCATGCAAAGCCATACCACCCACCTCAAATAAACCTTGAGATATACCACCTATTGCCGCTTCATACGCTAAATCTTCTGCTACTTCGCCAGCAGATTGTCTTTGCAATCCAACAGCCAACTCTCCAGCCTCTTCAACACCTTTACCACCAGCTGTACCAAGAGCAGATGCAACAGTTCTAGATATTCTGTCATTCTTAAAAACATTTTTTAATAATCTTAAAGCTCTGCCATGTGGTGACAAGGCAGCAACAGCACCTGCGATAGGGCCAACAATTCCAGCCAAATCCGCAAAGTCTCCTTTAGCAAGACCTGACTCATCAATAATAATGTTTTTATCGCTACCACCTCTTATACCAAGTCTTTTTAAACCACTTGGCGTAAGCGCAAAGTTTCCAGATGAATCCCTAGTAAAGCCTTGGCTACCAACTCTATTGGTTAAAACAAGTTCTTTTTCTTCAACTGTTTCAGCTAAGTCTAGCTGAGCTCGTAAACCTGGTGCGTCTACACCTGTTTGATAATCAAAATTTTCTGCGTCAAAATCGCTAGATACAGTTTCGTTTGCTAGATATTTTCTAACGGCCTCTATAGCTTTTGCTTCTTGACCTTCTTCTCCCTCGACTTCAATAAATCTTCCATCAGGAGTCTTTATTTTGTATATCACGATATTTTATTTCCATCCATGTCTAAAGTAATAACTTTAGATCCTTTTTGACCAAATATAGAAGATGTGTCATAGCCTTGTATTCCAACAGGAACTGGCAATCCTTGCTCTTGGAAAAACTCAGCAAGAACTCTATATTTACTAAAAGCAGCATTTCTTCTTTGGGAAACATTAATTTGCTGAGATCTTAAATTTCCTAAAATTTCATCCTCTCTTGTCAATGGATTTTTTAAATCTCCAATAAGTTTTTGAGCTATTTGCCTATCTACGTTTGAAATTGTTCTTCCGCTTTCGCCTGTAATGGTTTTGATATTTCCGTTAGCAATTTGTTCTAATAAAACAATTGCTCTTTCTCTTGGATCAAGAGGGCTTTGAACGCCTGCAAAACCTAACGCTTTTTTATAAACGCTTTGTAATATTGGGGAAAAGCCCGTAATGTCTTTTGTTGTAATAATCCCTTCAACTTGGTCTAATAGTTGACCTGTTAATTCAGATTGCTCAACATCTGCTGCAGAAGCTGCCAAATCTATTTTATAATCAGTAATAACTTTTGAGCTTGGTTTGTCCTTCAATCCTGCTTTGGCGCTTGCTAAACTTATATCAGCTTCTCTTTCTGCTTCCAAGATTCTTTCAGCTTCTCTTTCGTCGGCCGCAGCTACAGCACCTGTTGCAATTCCAGTAAATCTGCCTTCTTCAACAAGACTTTTGCCAATATTTCTAAGGAATCTATCCATATTTTTATTGTCCATATAACGATCTTGAAAATCAGTTATTGAGTCTCTTACTGTTTCAGCATATTCTACGTCGTAATCAGCTTTCGCCATTGCTTCTGTAACAGCATCTGTATCAGCTCCAATAACAGCGTCTATCTCTTCATCTGAAATACCACCCATATATGGATCGGGCGCTACTTTATCTTTTTTCTCTTGTGTTTCTGTAGAGCTTTTTTCTTCTAACTTTTTTAATTCTTCGGCAACTTCTTCTTCAGTTGTTTGAGCCGCTGTTAAACCGCCAAAACCTAATGCTCCTAAAAAACCATATTTAGCGCCAGGTTTTATACCTACGTTAAAAGATGAAAGTTTTGTTGGGTCTAAGCTTTGAAACCCTTTCTTTCCAGGTACTGCTACTCCAGGTTTTTTAACTGAAGTAAAAGGATTTAAAAATCTATTTGAAGTAACTGCTTGAGTAATATATGGAGCAATTTTTTTGCCAGCATATGTTAAAGCACCTCTTCCCCCAGCTAAACCTGCAATTCCTAAACCTGCTTCTTTGACAGCCCTTAAACCCTCGTTTTTTGTTTGCACTTGAAAAGCCTCAACAGGATCTCTTTTAGCAGAAAGAGCAAGATTGATTGGGGTTTCCTTGACCACCTCTCCTCTTGGATTTCTTTGAATAGCTACATATCCTTCGCCTTTTGGCTCAATATTAAAATCTAATTCATACGGTTGAAACTCGTCATACGAATCAACAAAAGGGTTGGTGGCAACATCTCCTGTTGCAAACATTTTTCTTTGTAATACATTCATTTAGCTTCTTGGTCCGAATGGGTTGTAAGGTAGATTAGCGCCTAGGTTATTAGGATTAAAAGTTGGAGCTTGTCCTATACCATATGGCCCGTATGTTTGGGCTGGCAAAGTGTTAGGTAGATTAATTGGGTTTGGAGGACCCATCTGTCCTGCAAATTGTCCGCCAGCTAAAATTTGTTGTTGTCCAGCTGGAGTCGAGGCATTAATATTTGGAGATTGATATAAAGAAGACTGCGGGTTGTAAATATCTGGACTAAAATATGCTTGATTATTTCCGCTAGTTTGAGCAGGCTGATTTGATTGTGGTGGGTTGTACTGAGGTTGCTGATACTGCATCGGCGGTTTTAACGCTTGATATGCACTTAACGCCGCTCCTAGTCCTTGCGATAAAGGATCAACAGGCATGCCGTAAGTTTTACCCACTTGAGTTTTGCTTGCTTGATACTGAGGAGCAAAGCCTTGTACAAACTGAGCGGCCAACAATGGAGATTGTCTTTGTTCAAGTTGTTGAGCATACTGATTATTTAATCTTTGTTGTTCAATACCCCTTTCAGTCGCACCCAAGTTTTCTAACTGAGCAACGTCTAACCCTCTTAATCTTTGTTGAGTTTCGCCTAGCTGACCTAAAGAACTTCCATATCCTGCTAAGTTAGCTCCTATTCCAGCAATCCCAGTACCTACGCCAGAGATATCTCCAGCCAGCTGTCTTGCTGCTGCTGATCTGCCTTGACCTAAACCAAGTAGATCTTGAGCGTATTGTCTTTGAGCTTCAGATCCTTGCGCTCCAAACCCAGCCTCTAGCTGAGCCCCTCTTTGAGCTGCTGATCTTTGATTTTGTAATTCTTGTAATGCTCTTTCTTGAGCAGTATTAAATCCGCCAGATCTAATTTTGCTTAATACGTCGCCTAAACCTCTACCTAAAGATTCTTGTCTTTCTTGAGCTGTTAACCTAGCTCTTGAGCCAAACGCTGATTCGCCACCTCGAGAAATATCAGATGCCCTTTGTTGGATGTCCTGCATTTCTCCAGCTTTTAGAACGTCTTGAATTGTTTGGTCAACAACTTGTTGTTCAAATGGATTGTAGAACTGGCCTGCCATTCTTGGATCGTAACCTTGTAAAGATTGACCAAGAAGCTGTCTAGCTGATGGCCCGCCAAAACCTAAACTGCCAAAAAGACCGCCAAGCCCCGCTCCTAATTGTCCTTCAGCTTGTCCAAAGTAAGGTTGTTGCATGCCGTAAGCGGCTCTATAACCACCTAAAGACTCATCTAACAAACCTCTTTGCGTACCTAAATCAGATATACCTTGCTCTATTAAACCTCTCTGTCTATCTAAAAATGGTTGATAAGAACCAATACCAGATTGAGCAAGTTGTCTTGCTTGTTGCTCTTGCGCTGTTAAGCCAGCTGTTTCTTGTAAAATAGCAGGTTGATCTAAATAAGCTTTTTGAGCGGCTCTTGTTGCTTGATTAATTAAACCTGGCGTATCAGTAGAGCCAAAATATAGCTCTCTTAACGCAGGATCTGAAATAACTTCAGTTCTGTCTATTCCAGATAAAATAGGATCAACGGTCGTTGCCATTATATTGCCTCAAAAATATTCATTAACTCGCGCATATTTTTTACGCCTTCTTCACGTGAAGCGCTGCCACCTTTAATAAGCTCGATACCAGATTTGGTTTTGTTAACGTCAAATGCTCCAGCTCCGCGTGTAGCTTTGGCAGTCATTACAAATTCACCATCACTTAACATCGCTGGTATATCATCTGAAGTTCCAGTACCTGGTCCAGCAGATTCACCGCCGTCTCTCATATCTAGTTCACCAATCATCGTTGCTAAACCGCCTTGATTAAAATATTGTCTAGCCTCACCGCCGTTAGCAAACTCTAAAGCTACAGGTGCAGGAGCTAAACCGAAGTCTGCTCTACTACCGCCTGTTCCTAAGTTTTGAGCCATTTGGTATCTACCCAGTTGATCCATCGTTACTTTAGGAGTTTCTGACAAGCCACCCTCTTCTTTCTTGGCCGCCATATATGCTGCTAGTCCTGTTAATCCAGCTAGACCCATCGGACTTGTTAATCCGCCCATCAGTCCGCTAAAAGCGTTACCGCCCCCGCCTTGACCTGGAGAGCCGCCTAAAAATCCTCCACCTGCTCTTACAGGATCTGAAGTCTTTCCTTTAATCATATCTTCAATAAGACCTAACTGACTTTGACCTGGTTGGTCTGGTCGAATTACATTTTTAACTGTATCTAAAAATCCACCTCTGTTGCTTAAATCAGCTTGAGGCGTATTAATTATATTTCCAGATCGATCCATCACGCCCATATCAACTAACTGTTGATAATCGTAAGTGTTTCCAGCGGCATCTACATACATGCCGTCTGCACCCATTTGTAATCCTTCTGGAACTTGAGGTCCGCCAAACAGACTGCCAATACCTTTTCTTACGTTGCCGAAAAAATCTCCCACTTTACCAAATCTGCCTATACCGTCAGCGCCACCACCTGTAAAAAGACTACCGCCTTTTGAAGTAGCTGTACCTGGAGTTCCTCCAAATAGCTTGCTACCTCCGTAACTTAAAGCGCCACCTAACAAAGCTTCTTTGGTTGATAAACCCGAAGCTTTACCAGCAACTGTTGTTAAGGCTGCTTTAGCTAAAGGGCCAACGCCAGGAATAAAATTAACCGCTACAGGAGCAACTTTTTTAACTATCTTTTTAGCTTTTTTCCAAATTTTAGATAAAAATCCAAACTCTGGTAGACCCGTTAAAGGGTTTAAATCCATACTGCCATTTCCAACTAAGAATTGATTAGGATCAATCCCATACTTAGAAATAGATTTTTGAATTGCTTGTTTTAAAAGTGGGTTATCGCGTAAAGCTTGAGCTGGGACGATCATCTCATCTGGCGCCACGTGAGCCAAATAAGTATCTTCGTTTCTGCCTAAAGCTGCAATTCCTTCTAGTTGCTTTCTCTGTCCGTTGTTTAGCATACCTTGTTCCATATGTTATATTATCATTTTACAAGGTTATTGTAATATTTCCGTTTGTTTTTACCGAAATACTACCCAGTAAACCTTGGGCTTCGTATCCTTGAGGATTGGGTTCATTCATTAAATCAATAAACTCAGTCCCGTTAAATACTTGCAACACTTGGGTTGTTGTATTAAAGATTAGCGTGCCAAGATTAAAATTTAACTTATCACGTTGAGTAGTTGATAATTGCAAAGTATTATCAGGGTCTACTGCTCCTAAGTTTATCTCTAAAATTCTTATAAGTCTATTAAAAGTAGAAGAAGTAACGCCCTCTCCTTGCGCTTGCGGGAGCTGAGTTGGAAGTAGCTTGCTCATCTCCTTCCGTCAGTTCTGATATCTATTCTTGTTGCGCCGAGTCTCCAGCCAATTCCTAAATTACCGTTGTTTTCAGCGTCATCATTTGATTCAAACCTAAGAACCATTTGTCTTGCTCGGCCTCTAACGTAAGCTTGCTGAGTGCTGGCTTGTATAGCGCTGGTAGAGTTGGTTGTTAAAGAATCTCCAGGAAAGTTTCTTGTTTTAACAACAATATTGACTGAGCCATTCTCGTTGTCATTTTGAATAAATTTAAAGTCGGGTATGATTCTTCTAATAAAAGTAAACTGTTCGCCATCACCTATATCAAAGTCAGAGCTTTCAATAAACACATTTGTCATCGGCGAGCCATCATCGTCAAAGCCTAGTTCTTGTTGATACAGATAACCACTACTTACAGCTCTAGGATAGTTCTCTATACCAGCGTCTAGCCAAGCCGTTCTGCTAAGTTGACCATACACCCAAGTTTGTTCTGCATAATTATAAATAATATATCTGTCTATTTCGTTGCTTGAAGCAGAGCAGTAGAACCAACCCACTTCATTTTTATCAGCAATTGTAAAAGCGTTAACTTTAAAAGATTGCGTAAGGTTAATATCGTTGAATACGTAATTATGAACGCTGCAAGGCAAAGTTTGTACGCTACCGTTATAAGCGTAAAAGTTGTTGTAGCCCATCCAGTAAACAGCAGAAGTAGCTGTTGTTGCAGCTTTTGGCCCTACCAAGCCAGTACCCTCGTTAATTAAGTTAACTGAAAATGTAAACGGCGGTCCAACAAACTGCATGCTGTATAAAGCAGTATCAGTCCAAACCAATACCTCTTGTCTTGATTTAACAGCCCCAATAATTGAAGAGCCAGAAGATAATCTTAAAGACCCAGCAGTATTGGTAATTGTTGGTTCAAAGTCTAAATTGTTTTCTTGATCGCTAAAAGCAATTAACATAGGATCAACTGTTCCTGTTCTAGCTGAACCTGCATCATTAATTGGATCAGCGCCTAAAACAATTAAATGTCTGTCAATTTCTGAAGTAATAACTTGTAAACCAACTGTAGGCACTAAATTAGCGCCAGCTATTCCAGACATATCAACAGCTCTTGTTGTAACCCCATTGTTCTCAGTCCATTGATAAATGCCGCCACCCCTAACATTTATAATTAAGTTTTCGCCAAAGTTATCATGAGTCCAGAGTCTTAACTGGTTGGTAACAGATAAAGCAGTAACAGAACCAAAAGTTCCTTCGCCCCAACCATTTAACCCCCACCCAGTTCCAGGAACATAAACATCAAGACCTACATTTATTTGATAAGTTCCAACCGTAGAACCACCTCCGTTACCGCTGTCACTTGCGCTAGCTGTTACAGTAGCTCCGCTAGTATTCTTGGCTTCTATTGTATAAGAGTTAGCATTTACGATTGTCGCTATTTGGTATTCTTGATTAAGTACGGTAGCAGTAATATTGCCGCCAAGAGACGCTGCTCCAGAAAAAGTTACGAAATCATTGGCAACTGCTCCATGGGCTGTATCAGCAACAGTAATTGTCGCATCGCCATTAGAAGCAGAAAAGGTAACATCTCCAGCGCTAGTCGTAGATCTTATTGGGGTAATATCATTAAATGTAGATCCTTCTTCTATATAGTATTTAAATGTTGTTCCTAATCCTAAAAATTTTGTTCCGCCTAAAGAAACCCAAGAATGCAAAGCTCTACAAGTTCCTAAAAAAATATTTAAATTGTTTTTTGCCCAACCGCCAAATTTTTCTGGTAAGCCCTTTCTAAATCTTACAAGATTAATATCAAACCAACCGCCTTCGTTACTATAATCAGTTCCCTCTCTGTTTATCCCTGGTTTGAATAATGTTTTTTGTAAACCCATTTTATATGTGTTCCCAGCTTTTACCCTCAAACATCAAAGCCTCAGCTTCTCTTCTTCTTGTAAGACCAGCTAAAACTTTGCCTTTTGCCTTATTCCATCTTTTCATTTGCGCGGGAACTTCGTCGTATTTACCCTCATTTAAAACTCTAAGCATGCTAGATTTTTTTAAATTATTTGGTCCTAAGTTGTATGTCCAAGAAACCAAAGAATCAAATTGGGATTGATTCATTGGGGCAGTTACCAATGAGTTAACATAATGTTCATACTCATCATCAAGCTCACGCCATAACATAAAGTCTGCTTTTTCTTCGGTCCACTTATCACCTTCTTGTACATCTTTAGTATGGCCATATCCTATAGTCCAAACACCTGCAGCACATTGGTAAGCCTCAAGCTCACAGCCTTCAAATTTTTTTATAAGCTCAAAGCCTTTGTCTGAAGTGTGCATTAGTTTCCAAATACGATTGTTACAAAAGCGATGAATAAAGTTCCTATAAAACCAAAAGTCCCAAACATTGCTATTCTTAGGGTTTTGTTTAAATCGTTCATTTCTTGCTTTATCTCTGCTGTTTCTTTGAATATGGTTTTCCATCTTTCCTCACATTTCGCTTCGTGCGATTTTAAGTCTGATGCAACAGATTGAACTGTAGTTCTATTCGCCATCTTTTTTATCACCCGTATTGGATGCTCCAAAGTAAAACGATATAACTGCTGATGCCAACCCACCTAAATATCCTAACACTAAATTAATTAAAGCTTCAGAATTTTGCTCTGGCGGTTGTAAAGTTACTAAAAATATATAGCCCATAAATCCACCAACAACAGCAATACCCATAATTCTAGCTGTCCAATCTTTGTTAAAAGTTTTTCTAGCGTCTTGTTTTTCTACTGTTTCTAATTTAAATATATCTACATCTAGCTCTTTCATCTGAAGCTCAAAACCTTGTTCAGCTTTTTTAAGCTCTAACATTTGTTCTGGAGTAGCCTCTTGTATAGCTTTATTAATAGACTTTGGATCTGATTGACAGCCAAGTACACCAGCAATAACGGACGCTGCTTGGCCACCTAACGGCCCGCCTAATGCAGATCCTAAAGTTGGAGCAAGCGCTCCTACTACATTTTTAATTAAACCAAATTTCATAATTACCCCGCTAATGGATTTTTATCATTCATCTTTGCTTCTATCTTATCTACTTCTTTGTTTAAAGATTGAATGTCAGCTTTAATTGTAGCTATATCTGTTTTTATTTCAGTAACATCTGGAACAGAAATGCCGTCTATTTGTTTTTCTAAATACTGTACAGACTTTTCTATACCTGCAAATCTTTCCTCAATAACTTTTTGTTTTTGTTCGGTATCACCTATACCGCCTATTTGAGCTTCTAGGTTATCTAATCTGTTAACATACTGAGCGCCTTGATAGCCAAAGCCAGCAAGTGTTGTAACAATACCAACAAGAGCTATGAGTTGCGTTGTTTTATTTTCAAACCAATTCATTTAAACCTCCTAAAGAGTTGGCTGCATTTGTTTTAATTCAGTCAAAGTTTTTATACTCTGTCCTGCTAGCCCATAAAAAGCCGCAGTATTATCTGAAAGGTTGCTATTAGTATAAATGCTTTTTGGTTCATACCAAAATTCTTTTTCGGGTATGTTTACTGCTCTGTAACTATTAAAACCTGGCAAAAAGCCCATAACCTCTATAATAGCGTTTTCTGAGCCATATTCTCCAGTTTCTTCTTGTTGGGCCGCAACTTGCTCTTGAGCTGTTTGTAGGTTTTGAGCAATAATATTTTCAACGGTAGTTTCTGAATCAGAATCAACAGATGCAATAGACGTATCTATCTGATCTTGCGTTTTTTCTGTTGTTACGTTAGCAACTGCTACCTCTGCTGTTACCGTTTCTGTTTCTGCTGTTGAACCAAAAGAAGAATTTGATATAGACATACTGCTCATATCAAGAACTTGATTGGTTTGAGCTGTAGATGATGCAAACTGATCTGACATGCTAGGTGAACTACTGGTACTAAAACCAGCGGTAGATGAGTTACTTACGGCATTTCCAGCAGCTACGCTATTGCCTGTAGCATGTATAGAATTGCCAGCGTTAGTACCGCTAACACTCTGATTTGCGGTTCTTATTGTAGATGCAACCACCCTAAGAGCAACCTCTCTGCTAATTGAGCTTTCACCTTTTACATTTTCTCTTTCAGCAACTTGGAACTCTTCTTCAAATACATCTTCTTCTATAGTCTCTTCTCTTTCTATTCTTTCTTCTTCTATTTCAGCTTCAGCCAATCTTTCTTCTATAGCTTCAAAAACCTCCTCAACGGCTTCTTCTTCAAAAATTTCTTCTATAAACTCTTCCTCTGGGTCTTCTAATACTGCAATCTCTTCTTCTCTTCTGGTTTCTTCTTCAAACCATTCTTCTAATTCTTCGATAGTCTCTAGTTCAATAAAAGTTTCAGGCTCTCTAAAATCTTCTACTAAAAATGTTTCTTGAAAAATAAACTCTTCAATAATTAAATCTTCTACAGGGATAAATATTTCTTCACGCGGCATTTCAAAATCTGGTATTAAGGGAAACGGATCTACAAACTCATCTTGACGAAACATTTCTTCAAAGATTATTTCTTCTTCAAACATAAACTCTTGTTCATCAAAGTTCTGCTCATCAAACTCAAATACAAACTCTTCAAATATAGGCTCTTCTTCATAACCAAACTGCTCTTCTTCTTCATAACCGTAATCAAATTGATCTTCTTGAAAGTAACCTACATCTTCTTGTTGTCTGTATCCAGGGCAGAAAGGGCCATACTGAGGATCTAAATCACATTGCTGGTCATCGTATGCGTCCCAATAGTTAGGACATGACTCACTATAAAGAGAGCTTATATTACATTGTTGGGTTAATAAAGCATCTGCATAACCACTACAACTAGAATCATTTAAAGGATTGCTGCAATCAATACCGTTGCCACTACCTGCGCCATATAAAGATCCACCATTTTCTAGCGTGGTATTGATAGATGTTGCATTCCAATTTTTATTGACGCAAGAGGATGAGTTGGTTGTACCTGTGCTGCATTCATCATGATAGTAATAAGTGTATGAGTCTTCTTTTTTAGATCCTACCTCTCCTATCAATACATCATGATTAATAATATCTAGATGGCCATAACGAAGATCAAACGAGTTGTTGTTCCAAAGTATAATCTCAAAGCTGTTGTCTGTATTGCTTCTGTTGTACTCTCTAAGATCATACCAACCAAATATCATTTTGCTTGAGTCTCCCCAAGACTTCATACGAGAATTGTTATCCCTAATTAAGTCAGTCCAAAAAGCATATATAGTGTAGGTGTGCTGTCCGTTAATAGGGTCAGGAGTGTAATCGTTACAGTAGCTACCACTAGCGCCAAAATGGAGACATCCATTAGTAGCCATCCTCGCTTGGCTGAATGTAGAGCCATAAAAAGTAAAATTAAAAGAAAGATCAATTGCGGGAGAAATGCCATCATCTACTACCTCGTAAGCTAACTCGCCTTCAAAGCTGTTTGCGTTTGTTTGCAGGTGATATAAGTCTTGTCCTGATTCATAAGTGTATTGTCCATATACACTAAAGGATAGCAGACTAGCTACTGCGTAGCATAGAATTCGTTTCGGCATTGTTTGTTGGTTTTAGTTTTTCTTGTATATATAACTTTAACTGCGCCAACAACATCTTTATTTATTTTTTCTCTGTTGGGGTTTGAATCGTGTGTACATTTTTGTATGAATAACTTTTCTTGATCTTTAACATCTGGTCTTTTAGATTTATTTTCAGCCCAAGCTAAAGTTGCTTCTGCTCCTATTTTGCCTCTGTAAGGACAAGGAGTACCAGCCATTTCCATAGCTTTAAACACCCTTTCGTCTTGGCAAAGAATACTAACGCTGGCTACTTTCATACCAGTATCGTAAAGATACTTAGATAGTTTTAACCGTTCGCAGTTTTCGTCAGTAACAGTAGCTCCTGTAGAGAAGCCAAATACTTGTCCCTGGAACGCACCAGAGCGGCCTACAGTACAAAGATCTTGCGAATAGGACATAATGCTTGGGGCTATTGCAGACGCTGGAGGAGCCTTGCTCTTGACGTTTTGATTAATTGTTTGAGTAGAATTAGATTCGTTAATATTTCGGTTTGTATTATCAGATTTAGTATTATTTTCGTTTACGTTTCTGTTGTCAGTTTTGACGTTAGAATCTGAAGTCGATTGATTAATATTGGTGTTTTGATTTGTATTAGAGCTAGTCGAAGTCGAGTTATTAGTATTGTTAACATTTTGATTAACGGTTGAATTAACCGTTGAGTTAGATGTCGAAGTATTGACGTTGTTATTCGTATTAGTGTTATTCGAGGTCGAAGTATTTACATTTGTATTTGAATTAGTCGAAACATTCGTATTGGAATTTGTATTAGTCGAATTATTCGTATTAGTCGATACGTTGGTATTAGAATTAGTATTGGTATTCGTATTAGTGTTTTGATTGGTGTTGGTGTTCGTGTTGGTATTTGTGGTTGTAGTCGTATTGACTGTATCCAAACTATTGTTTTCGCAATACTGAGATCCGTTGACGCAAGCTGTACCAGACTGTTGAGAGGACTGAGCGCTAACATTTACAGATAAACCAATAACTAAAGTTACTAAAAACCCAATAGCCGACCAAGCTATTATTTTATCGTGATGTTGCTGCTCCTTGTCCATTTGGCTTATAAACTCCTAGTTCAATTAATTTAGCTCTATTATTCATATGCTCTAATTTAATATCCTGCTTGCTTTGGCCTGTATATTTAACCGCCATATATTTTTCAATCATTTGCTGGTTAATATCTATTCCATCTACGATAACTGATGCCAAAACTCTACCGAATTTACCTTTAGAGTCTTTTAATTGCGTCTGTAAGATGACGTGCTTGCCATTTGATATGGCGTCTTGTAAAAACTTAGCAGCTATCTTACCTCTAGCCTTTTCGTCTTTGTCGCGAGTTCTCGACTCGGGAGTGTCAATACCGTATAAACGTACGCGACACTTATGATGAATATTAAAACCGAGATCCAGATCAGCGTCAATAGTGTCGCCATCAACCACCCTAGTGACCTGGCAACTATACTCATACATTATTTTTTCTTACGAGGTCGGCCTCTTTTTTTTGGAACTTTTGTATAAGCTTCGTTTACGTCTAGAGTGCTAGGATCGTCAGCAACATATCTGCCTTTTTTATTTCTGGCTCTAACTGTTTCCATTTTCTCTTTAAGAGGATTGGGTAGTTCTGCTGAACTAAGAGGAGTAAAAAAATGTAATACTTTTTTAAACCAAGACATGTTACTTCTTAAATTTAGAAATTATTTTTTTAAAATTAGAAACGCCTATATCCCAATGTTTGGGTGAAAATTTTTTGGCCGCTAAACATGCAACTACAAGAACAATTGCTAATGGTATTAATATATCCATATTTTACTCCTATGAAGTTTGATCAGGTGAAGGTGGAAATACAGGCAACGGCCTAACTGGCGGCGTTGCATTGTTATACACATACAAAGCCTGTAGCTGAGGAACCGTTGTACAAGCGTTAATCATCGTTACTTGGCTTTGATAAGTCGTTCTAATTGACTCTCTCCAATCATCCCAATCCGTAGGTATAGCTGTTCCGTTTTCAGACTTGCGTACTACATACCAATCAGAAGGTTGAAGAATGCTATACGCTTCAGTTTGTTGAGTTGAAATAGCTTTTGATTTTAAACCTGGAGTTGTGATTGTTTCACCATCAGAATCGGTTGTTGTTGTATCGCCTAAAGGCATAGGTGTTGCTGTTCCGTAAGCTCCTACGACTGTTTTTGTATAAGTTGTGCCACCTACGCTTACGCTATCGTAATAAGTAAAAGTTTCGTTAGTATTAATATAGTAAGCAGGGTCTTCGTAATTACTATTGTCAGTTATAGCTGGATAAACCCCTATCGTTGCTAGTTCAGAATTAGACCAAGAAGACATTACGTTTGAGGGATAATTTACATCCCCATAAGTAATGGCTGTCGGTCTTGTATAAACCTTGGTTACGTTATTGTCTGTATCTATTGATGCCCACATGATTCTATATTACCTCAAATTAATTTTTTTACCTAGCTGTTGTTGGAATCCCTGTTGAAGTCACAAATGGATTTTCCGCCCATGCCATGTAAACGTATGTATCACCACTTGTATTTAGTATGCTTTCTATTGACCTTATTTTAAATCCGTTCGATAAAAAATCCATGCAATCTATACTACCTCCTGATGTTGGTCTTGATTCTTCTGCGGCTTGAAGATTAGGTAGTAATCTTTTTGGCATTGGGTTAAAGGGGTCTCTTGTATTATCGTGCATATCCCAACTTTGATCTCCAACTCTTTTAAAAATAACCAAAGCAGGTTTAAAACCTGTATAGACGAACGGACCGTTTCCAGAGCCATTACCGACATAACTGCCAAACTTACTGTAGCCTTTTTTTCCTACAAAGGCGTAAGCTATGTAATCTTCTCCATTTTGTGCTGTTGTGGAACTTTTTACTCTTATGGTGCTACTCGTAACAGCATTAATACCTGTGTATGTTTGTAGTGGGTCATTTGAATTAAGATACATTACTCTGTTGTCAATAATATTACTTGCCGCCATTCGGTGATGCCAAAAGAACCAATCATCAAAACTTCCACCATCACTTCTTGATTTTACAATCCAAACTTCAGGTGTTACTCCTAGTCCATGTCCTATAGTATGAACATCACCAGTTGTACCTGAGTAACTCATAATACTAACCCCTGATGTAGTATTAGCTTGTACAGTTGAGGTTATATCTCCATCCGAATTTGAAGAAGTTGTACCGCCATTTACTTTCCAACTCCAAAAAACATAAGTGCTACCACTAGCGTTCCAAGTAGAATCAGAAGTTTTAATTGTAAAACCATCTGAATCAAAAGATTCAACACCAGTTCCACCACTAAATGCCGCTTCACTATCAGAAGAGTCTAGCCATTTATAAGCACCACTAGAAACACCCATTTGAACATTTGTTAATACATGTCGTTCACTTGCATTTCTTCTTTTTATCCAAAGAAAGTCAGGTTTAAATCCTACACCAGTCATGCTTTGGTCAGCACTTCCATCTCCTGTATAGGTAACCGTGTTAAAGAAATCTTCAGGTTTATCTATTGTTGTATAAGCCATAATTAATTATCCAAATTCTGCTAAATTCTTTGAACACAAAGCGTAGTAGCCCGATGGGGGTGCATATTTAAAATCTCCATATCCATTTTCATCAGAATTTCCACCACTTAATGTTGCTATAAATGGATTGCCAAAATTGTGCCATGTATCATCACTAGCAATATTGTATAAAAAATAGAAAGGCATTACTGCATCTGCACTTGCAAAAGTACCAACCGACCTGTCGGTATTGTTAGCAGAAGTTCCAGCTACTGAATTATTGAATCTAAGTGTCATTTGATAAGGATTAACATCACAGTTTAAAGAAATGCTCCAAATGTCTCCAACAGTATATGATGTAATTCCTGTATTATAAGTAGGGTCACTAGCACCTACACCTGTTTGAGTAAGAAAAGTATTTTCTGCTGAGTACCACGCTGA